CGATCAAATCTGTAAAGAAATGTTGGATACAAATGCAATTTATGACTTCAAGAACATTTGTGACAAAACAAATAACACTGATTACATCATAGACTTACAAATGGGTGTTCTCGATACATACATCGAAATCATCAAGGGTATGGGTATCATTGTAAACAACATCACAATTTTGAAGAAAGGAACAATTGCATCTGGCGGTTTCTTACAAACAACTTAATATTTAACTCGAAGGAGAGTTCCCAACGGGAACTCTCCTTTATTAAAAAAAATGAAAAACATGAAAAACTTAAAAACCTTTGAAGAATTTGACCCCTTTGGAATAAAAAAGAGAAAAGACAGAAAAGCTGAAGAAAAAAGAAGAGAGGAAGAGAAGGAAGCCGAGAGGGAAAGAAAAAGAGAAAAAATGATAGAAGACATGGAAGAACGTCTCGATAGAGGTGAAATAACAAAAGATGAATGGACTACTTTTATGAGTCATATGCATTAAAAAAAAATTAAAAACATGAAAAATCTAAAGACGTTTGAGAAATATTCAGAAGAATTAAAGAATCCGATAGAGATGAAAGTTGAAACTGAAATAGTGAATAATAATGAAGATTTGATTTTTGGTTATCTAAATGGTAAGATTTCTAAAGGAACTTTTGAAAAGAAGTTAAAAGCAATCTTAAATAAAGAATATGGAAATGTTCTTTTAGATTTAGACATAGATAAATTAATAGCGAAAATAGAAAGACACTACTCACCAGCATGGACGAGTAGAGAAGAAGAAGAAATTGACGATGTTGAGTGGATTTTATAGATTTTCCTTTACTAAATTTTGACAATAAAATAAAAAAAATGAAAAATATATACCTAGGAACAATAGCAAAATAAATATATACTAGTAAATATATAAAAAATAATATAAAAAAAACATGGGTTTAGCACATTTTACCAACGTAGCAACAGCCACTAATATGTGGGAGCCACTATTCAAAAGTTTATTTGAAATACAAATTGATTTACCACCGTTAGTAGCAGCAAATTTAGGACCTGATATAAAGGCGCTTTTATTGGAAAACGCAACAAGCGTCCCACTACCAGCTTATCCAAAAATTGAAGTAAAACCTCAAAGATTTAAATATTCTACCCGTATTTATCCAACAATGCCAGCTCAAACACACTTAACAGAGCAGACTATTAAGTTTAACTTAAACGAATCTGTTGGTGTAAGACAAAACGTGAGTGGTGTTGTGAACGGTAGAGTTCCAATCTTTAGAGCCATTAAAGACTGGTACGATCTTATCTGGAATAATGAAACTGGTCAGTTAAACTACAAAGGAAACCTAGTCGCGACGGTAACAATTGACCAACACGATAAGGAAGGACTTGTAGTGAGACGTGTTATTTGGCATAACGCCTTTATAACTGGTTTCTCCGGGTGGGATGAAGGTCTAAACTGGGAATCAGTAACAGAAATCCACGATCTAACTGCTTCATTTGCATTAGATTATTATGAGGATTTTTATTACTGAAAATCAAGTAGTTACAAAAAATATAGAACAATAGTTCTATATTTTTTGCTCAAAAATGGCTCAGATTACTGAGAAGAAAAAAAAGAATACATCTATGGAACAAAAATTGTGTAGAATATGTGGCAAATTAAAATATATCGATAATTTCGATAAAAATGATAAAATGAAGGACGGACATAGAAATGAATGTAAGGATTGTAAAAATAAATTGTATAATGATAAAGATAAAATAAGAAATCGTAATTTAAAAAAAGAGATTAAAACTGAAGGCAATAAGGTTTGTTGTGTTTGTGGAAAATTTAAGCCCTTATTAGAATATCACATAAAAAGAGGCACTTCAGACGGGCGTCGACGTGAATGTAAAGAATGTGTCAAAGAAATTCAAAAGAAATATAAAGAGACTCCTGGATTTAAAGATAGAGAAAAAGAATACGATAAACAAAGATACGAAGAAAAGAAAGATAAAATATTAGAAAGAAAAAGGGAATATCATGTAGAAAATAGAGAAGAAATATTAAAAAAGAAAAAAGAATATAGAAAAACTGAAGAATATAAAAATTTAAATAAAATATGGAGAGAAAATAATAGAGATAGAATAAATAAATTGATGATGGATTATAAGGAAAGAAATCCTCATAGTGTTATGTGGAGACACATTCTCATTTCGACTTTAAAAAGATTAGGCACACCTAGACAAGATCATACCATAAGTATGCTTGGATATTCAGCCATAGATTTAAAAAAACATTTAGAAAAATTATTTACTCCGGGTATGTCTTGGGATAATTACGGCGAATGGCATGTGGATCATATTATTCAAGTAATAAAATTTGATGAAGATTCAGACATATCAGAAGTATGTTCTTTAGAAAATTTGAGACCTTTATGGAAAACAACAAGAGAAATAGATGGTGTTATCTATGAAGGTAATCTAAACAGATCCAAATATTAATTTCTCTTTTTAATATATAGTTTTATGATAAAAACTTTTGAAAATTTCGATCAACTCCAATCATTTGTCACTAGAAAAGGATATGTTGACACGCAGGCGTTGTATGATATGTCAGCAAAACAATATCATTTAGCAAATAGATTAAGTATCGAAAGAATGACTACATTTGAAAATTATCTTAAAGAACTTTTAATTGGAAAAGATGTTGTTTTTGATGGATGGAATGTTCAGGGAGTAGATACGCCAAATATCGGAGAAGAAAAAACTTTTTTCATAAAAGTTAAAAACGTTCACATTACAAAAACTGGAAATAATATAAGTGCTATATATTTTATAGATGATGAAGATAATGTTTATCGTTCGCGTTGTTCGGGCACAAGAATAATTGATAAAGAAAAAGAAGAAGAAATTAGAAGAAAAAAAGAAGAAATAAGATTAAAAAATTTAGAATTCGATCCTTATGATGAGGAAAATTGGGGAGAAGAGTATGAAAGTAAAAATTATATACAAAGGCAGTAACGTGCAAGTTGATGATGGAGAATGTTATATAGATAGGGAAGATGAGTAGACGAATAAAGATAAAATATTAATATATAGTCTTATGATTAAAACTTTTGAACAATATCGAGATGATCCTTATAGTGAGGAGATATGGGACAATGATTTCATCATTGTAATATATTTATCTAGGAACATATCCATATTTGGTTTTTCTGTACGCAAAGCTAGAATGGAAAATCAAGGAAGAGCTACTTGGTTCTACGATAAGAATGGTAAATTGTTGTTAGAATCTTGGCGTGTAATAAGAATAAATAATGTAGATGAAGAAATAGAATTATCTGATCAAATGAAGAATAGTACTGATGCTATAGTTCTTCCAATAGGAACAAATAAAGAAGATATAGATAAAATTATCTCTAGGGTTTATGAAAGAATATATCCTCAATATAAAAAAGATTATGAAGATACAATAAAAAGCAGAGAAAGATATCTAAAGAAAATATCTAATGTGGAAAATTTAACTATATGGGATGAAGACTTTTGAAAAATTTATGGAACAAGATCTATGATAATAAAGAATTTTAAAATATTTGAAAAAACTTACGTTACTCACGGAAATGGAGGTAAGCCATATGCTATTGAATTCGATGATAAACATAATTATGTTGATATTTTAAAGAATAAATATAATAGATATTCTAATGTTAAGAAAGTGTGGACAGGAGATAAAGAAGATGATAATAGTAGTGTTTTAATTGAATTTCCACATAAAAAATATATCTTTGTTGGAACTGAAGTTTATGAATTTGAAACAGATGAATTTATAACAGATTATTATTCAAAAATAGGAAATAATGATGTTCCATATCCAGTAGCTCTTAGTGATAACTATGTCTATTTAATGTTAGAAAAAGTTTATATAGATAAAAAAGTCTTTCCATATAAAACTGACTGGAAAGTTTGTTATGATTTTTATTACGAACACGAAAGCTCACTTCCAATTAAGAAATTCAAAAATCTTCAAATTATAGAAGAAGTCAATGAAAAATTAAATGAAGGATTCTCTGATGAAGTTTTGAAAAATGAAAAATCTTTTATAGTTAAAGATGTGTTAGATTATTGTAGAAAAAATGGAATTGATGATGTAAATGGATTAGAAGATTTAATTCTCGATAAAAGAATAAGAATAGAAGAATTTAATAAGAAAACAAAAGAATATACTAATGTCAATAATGCTTTTGATACGATTGATGAATGGGATGAACATGGAGAAGTTCATTCTGTAGGTTGTATTGATGTTGGTGAATTTGAGTTAAATAACTATTTTGAAATTTTAAAAACAGATAGAATAACTATATTAGATTCTGATGATGAAAAAAAGAAAGCAAAAGCGGAAATAAAAGCTTCAATGAAAGCTTCTCCCGGAGATAGATGGTGGGAAAGAGGAATTCCATCGTAAATTCAATAAAAACTTTATTAAACTTTTTGAATATAAAGCATATGAAAAGAATATCGCGCTTTATATTATTAATCTTGATATCAATATTTGTATATTCTTGTGCCCAATCTATAACGTGTTCGGGCGATCTGGAAAAATACAGATATCAACGCACAGAAAAATATTGGCATTATAAACATTAATTTTATGCCAGGCCGCCGCTCCTTTAATATATAATATTGAAAAGGACAACCTATAAAAAATAAGTAAATAAAATGGAAGATAAAAAAGATGAAAAAAAGGACGCATTAGAGAGATTCATCTCAGAGTCAACAACAAGTAAAAAACAACCAGTCGTGGATGAGCCAATAGTCGGGGGTGGAAATACATTAAATTATATTACAGTTGATTTAAGTGTATTGCCAGCTGGCGTTTTTTATAAACCAGGTACTGTTATTATGATTAGAGCGGCTTCTGTAGCGGAAGTTCAAGCCTATTCAGCGATCGACGACAATAATTTTTTGGATGTCACTGAAAAGATGAATGAAATGCTCGGGCGTTGTGTTAAAGTAAAACATCCGGGTGGACTTGTGGGAACATATAAGGATTTAAAAGATAATGATAGATTATTTTTAATATTTATGATTCGTGAGCTTACATTTCAAAAGAATAGCAATTTAGCAAAAGATGTTACTTGCTCAAATTGTCATCACGAATTTAAAATTCAATTCCGTTCGACTCCAGCTCCAGATAGTCCAAAAACATTCATTAATTATGAAATGGATCCAGAGATTGAACCATTTTTCAATAAACAAGATAGAACATTTGATTTTGTAATTGGAGATAAATTATGGAAACTGGCTCCACCTTGTATTAGTTTACAAGAAATATTCTTTAAAAATATTAAAGAAAAAGTACAAGGCGATAAAACTCCAAACGTATCTTTTTTGAAAATTATACCATTCACACTTTGGGATAGAAAAACCATTTCAGAAGATGGAATCAAAGCAAAAGAAGAAGAATTCAAAAATCAAATGGATATGGACACCTTCTTATTCTTGGATGAAGTGGTCAGTAAGATGATGTTTGGTATTAAAGAACTTCGTCAAAATTGCCCTGTGTGTGGCGAGGAGGTCCACACAGATATGACGTTTCCCAAAGGGGCCTCAAGTATCTTTAAACCAGGTATCAAACTTTTGGACAGACTCACAAAGAAGTAAACTGGAAAGTTTTGAGAAAACTGTTTTTACTGTTTTTACTGTTTCTTGGGAGAATCTAACCAGCAATAAATTTGAATTTATGAGTCAGTTAAGGACTCCAACGTCTGTCGTTGATAATTGGCCTTATTATGAATTTGAAAGATATATAAAGCTGTTAAATGAAAAGAATGAGAACGAAAAGAAGCGACACGATGAGCAAGATAAACAACAAAATCAAAATATGCCAAACATCAACGGTATATCAAATCTAGCCAAAAGCTTTAATCCATCACAGTATAGATTACCCGACTTCAAATCCCCATTCTAAAAATGGGGATTTTTTATTTTATATATAGCATCATATAAAAAACAAATATCCGATTCTAATAAAAATGAAAAAAAAAATTAAAATGGACAATCTAAAAACTTTTGAAGAATGGATCTTTGGAAAGAAGGAGCTGACTCCAGATGAAGAGCGTGAAATAAAGGTTGGTGATACAGTACGTTACCATAAACTTGATAGAAACGGCGCGTTAAGTGATTTCTTCGATAATCAAATAGGAATAGTTAAAGAATTATTTGATGTTGAAGAACACGACACTCATAGCCCCAGCAAAAGGTTTCCGCGAGGTGACGCTAAAGTCATGTTTGATAAATTTTTTACATTTGAATTTGGCAATGGTACTACCAAATGGTTCATAACCCCACTTGAACATTTAGAAAAAGTAAGCAAAGAAGAATATAACGATTATTTAGAAGAAGAAAAAAGAAGAAAAGAAGAAATGAAATTCGTTGATCCGTATGGTGAGGAAGAATGGAAATCATAATATAAAAATATGAATAAAGAAATAGTGTTCTACGATTTAGACGGAACTCTTTGGAATATAAAGAACGAAGATGTGTGGATTATTGATAAAGATAAACCATATAAACCTGTCATTGTTCTCGATAATATTGAGTTTTCTTTAATCGAGGCAGGTAAATTCAGAAATGATGAGTTAAAACTTGATTATAATGGTCATGTTTATTATATAAGTAAAAATTTATTTGAAAGAATCAAGAAGAAAAGTGGAAGCGAAAATCTCGAAAGATTTGGAATATCTTACATTCCACTAGTTAGAAAAGAAATATTGGATAAACGCGAACTTGATATTTTATCAAGTAACATCGAACATTTAAGATATAATAAATTTATAGACATTGGATTACTAACAGCCAGATCCAATCAAAGAAATCACTCCGAACTGATTAATAAATTAAGATTAGAACTTAAAAAAATAGGAATAGAAATCTCGAAAATTTTCTTCGTTGGTGAAGGAAGTCATACTCAAAATTATAGATTAAAGAAAGTTTATGTTTTATTAGAGCATCTTATCGGTCTTAAAATAAAAGATGGACGTTTTGTTTCAATAAAACAGGATTGGTACAAGAAAGTAGATTTTTATGACGATGATAATAAGAATATAGATTATGCAAATAGTTGTCAGAAGTTTTTTGAAGAATTATTAAGAAACACTGAAGATGAATTATTTAGAATTATAATAGATAGATTAACTACAAATGAATTGACACTAGAAACTAATTTAGTTACTGATAATGAATTGAATAGATTTAGAAAAAAGATTATAATTTTAAAAGAACCTTTAAGATATCCCATACAAGAATCCTTTATGAGTTATCAAGAGTGGTTGAAAAAAAAATAAATAATAATATGAAAATTAAGAGATTCAATGAAAGTAAGTACACCGCTGAAGAGCACATTAATACTATTTGTACTTATTGTGACGAAATAAAAAATAATATAAATAGAATTCAAGATGAAGATATTCTTGAAAATATAGAATTTGACCTTTCAAATATATTACATCAGTATGATCTTCTAGACGAAGAATAAAAATGGACAATCACAAGTGAATAATCTAAAAACATACGAGGAATTTAATTGGAAAAAAGGAGCAGCGACATTATCTATAGCTGGTGCTTTATCTGGCGGATTTTCTTCATGCGAACCTTCGGCTGATGTAGATTATAAGGATCCAATTGAAGTAAATATTAATAAAGATAATATAGAATTAAAAGAATTATTAAAAATAAATAATATAAAACTTCCTTGTGTTATTGAGCTTTCAAATATTAATTGTGGAGTATGTCGAAAATATTACGTTAATCTAAAAAAAGTTTCAAAAAAATATAATGATATTAATTTTTATTATATTTTAACAGGTGAAGGTCACAACGATGATTATAATCTTAGAAGAAGGGGAGTGAATGCTTTTTTTACTAATAATAAAGCTTTCGATTTAAAAGATTTACCTGGTAATCAAGCTCCTTTACACGATGATAAAAATTTGGATAAGATAAGTATATCTACATCAGAAAATATTGAAAAACTTAGAAAAAATATAATGATGACTTATGATTTTAATGCTTTTCCAAGGACATTAATTATAGATAAAAACGGTAAATGTACTATTTTAAAATATGGATACATGGAAGAAGAAAGATTAGAAAGGTATGTTAAAAAATATATACCGAAAGAATTAAACTCCCGATGAATAAAATAAAAATGTATAGAGAATACATTAAAGAGGATGCCGCTATTAAATGGTATGATAAGGGAAAATTTAGTGAAGATGATTCTGACGTTCCAGATGAACTTCCCGAACCAGATAAAGAAGGTGTAGGAATGCTACTTGGAAAAACTCTAAAATCTGTAGAGGTTGATGGCGATAGATATATTAGATTTCTAACAACAGAAGATGAAGAATTTATTATGTACCACGAGCAAGAGTGTTGTGAACATGTTCATATAGAAGATATAGTCGGAGATACAGAAGATTTGGTCGGCTCACCAATACTTGTAGCGAGAGAAGATACAGGCCGCGACATTCCTTTAAGAGATTACGAAGAAAGTTGGACGTGGACATTTTATAATATAGGAACTTTTAAAGGACACGTAACTATACGTTGGTATGGATCTTCAAATGGATATTATTCTGAAAAAGCAGAGTTTAGAAAAATAGAAAATGGTCAACCAGTATACTGGTAAGCATAAAAAAACCAGACTCATCGAGTCTGGTTTTTTTGTGTCCTCTACCTCCACCTGTCTTCCTCCAGGTCGACGTTTCGTCTTATCGGATCCATTAAAAGGGCTGGTTAGAGGTTAACTTTGTAACATAACCTTCGTGTCGTTACCAACACAAGATAGAGAACGATGCTCTTAAATTGATTTCTTTATGTCCGTCTATTTCATCTTTCTGAAGGATTACTTATGTCCGAAACATTAAAGAAAATGAAATAAAAATAATTTGATGAGATTCCTGACTACTCATAATCCTCGGATTTCGTCAATCATTATTCGCCCACATCCCACAGAAATGATCGGTTTCAGTGTTTTACCCTTTCGGGTGGATGGGAGGTTTGGTATTCCTCCAACCAGATACAGCCATCATCGTGTTTTCTTACGATTTGTCTGGTTCTTACGTCACTCACGGTTGGCCAACCGTGGCTATTTCAGGTTTATGACACAAAATCTGTAACACCCGCTCCCACGCTTTTCAGCGATGGGCTACAGTGCGTTGGGGGCTGGCTACCCCTCTATTCCGCCACAAATTATTTTAATTTCAATCTTTCAAAGAACTTTTACTTTACTGGAAATGAAGTGTGGGCTGCTTCATTCCGATACTAGTCCAAAGGACTATCGGTTTTACTCTTCGAGGACTTCTGCCCGCTCTTCGTCTGTTTCCCCTGCGGCTCCTCAAGCATCCACAGACTATTCCCCTTCCTTACTTCCAGTTTTTTTCAAAGAACTCGGATTGCTAAAAGGGACAGAATTAACTGTATTGAGCTTAAAAGCGCCTTTTCGCAATCAAGAGCATTTAAATGAAAGTGAGTGCCCTATTCTCACAAGCGATAAAGATAAAGTCTATTATATAGAGATATCTCAATCACCCAGCCATTCAGATCAATATTCCTTATAGGAACTCCTTGAATTTACAGCTTTTCATTTTCAAAGAACTTATTTGATAAGTACTGAGATTCAATTTATCAAATTTTTAATCCCTACTATTGGGTTGAAAGGTTATCTCGCCGTTCAGGATTCAGTCATTCTGTGGACTGATAATTTGATTATCTCAAATTGATATACAAAGATACATCAATTATGCGAGATAAAAAAACTTTTCTCAAAATTTTTTGAAAAAAGTTCTAATGTTTATTTCTCAATATTATCTAAGAACTTTACTAAATCGTCAATAATAACAGATTTTATATTATATATATACCGGAGAATTTTTTTTGTTTTAGAAAAATTAAAAAATTTTTGAAATTGGCAGATAGCTCAAAAAATCATTCAATTAGTATCATTGTCGTTTGCCCGGAGTGTGACGGTAGAGGATATATGGGGAAAAAACAATGTCCTATCTGTAAAGGAAGAGGAGAAATTATCACCACTTACGCTCAAAGGGATTTCGAATATCTCCAGGTTTCTGATTAAATGGACTCAAAAAAGGAATAGGTTTTACATCAGGCTTAATTTTTGGATAAAATCTTTTATAAGCTTTTCCATAGGAGTTATAATCAATCATACTTCCATCATCTTTGTTTCCTAAGAATTTTAATAATAATTGTTTTTCTCTATCTGTTAAAACATAGTCAACATAAGAATCTACTAGATTCTTAAAATCTGTATGATCGAATAAACTTGCCAAATTGATCATCGACATAACACAATCATCATTACCACTAGAAGATTTGAAAGTTATTTCACCACTCGGCGTTTCTTTTTTAGAGAAAGATTTCAATTCTATAACAGTACTATCATTATGTAAAACCATACTGTCTTTTTTAATAGCATCTTGAAAATCTTTCAATAACAATTTTTTGTTTTGACCTATTAAAAGACCCAGTTTTGGTCTTTGATCTGATTCTCTATGTTTATATCTTGTAAATATAGCATCCATGAAATCATTGTTATCATTGAAAACGTGACGCATATTGTTGATCAAATCATTGCCAAGATTCTTATTCATTTCAACAACTATTTTTACTTTCTCGGGATCAAAGATTTCAAATACTAATAAATATAATATGTGTGCTATTTCGTTTATAGAATAAACATTATTTCTAAACATACCTATTTGTTCAAGTTTGAAAAGATCGTACTTATTGCTGTAAATATCTTTTTTTCTTTCTATTGTCTTCTCGTCTTTCATCATTAATCTAAACATATTAAAGACTGAATAATCTAATCCTAGACCTTCAGCTAAATCAATTCCTATGGTTATATAATAATCTTTCGCTCTTGCTAAATCAAATAAATCTGGTCTATCTTTTATGAACTTTAAACTGGTATAAGGAAGACTAAATTTCTTATCAAATATTTCAAGTTGTGGAGTTTCAAATTCTACTTGATCGCTTTGGAAACTTTCAAACATTACACTATCGAAGAGCAATTTATCATCTGTAATAAATTGAATTTCAAACTCTTGTTTGAACATACTAGGACCTCCAATAACTCCGGTCTGCTCTTCCTGCCAGTTTGTTATTCTACAAATCTCTGGAAGTGGAATAATATCATTAATTCTCACTTGTCTTATATCATCTATTCCACATTTATCTCGTGGAGTTTTTTCATCCTTCTCAAAAAACTTTATTAAATACCAATCTTCACCATCTATCTTTTTATAATATGTTTCATATCCTATTTCCTTTAGTTTTTCTATAACTTCTTCTTTTGTTAAATTATATTGGCGAAGGCGCGATTCTATAAAATAAAGTTTTGTATCACGTCTACCTTTAACTTGATACCAATAGACTCTCATGGGTTGATATTTATTCCATCGTGGATCTTCGCGCGGACGCTCGGCGTCTGTTAATAACTCCCAGAATAAGTTATAACCATCTGGGGTGGAAGTAATGATAATTTTAGAGTTTTCGATTGAAGATACAGTAGGTACAACAGATCCGTAGTAAGCACGAATGATATTATCTGGAACTTTCGCGAACTCATCCAAATACAGTAAATCAATAGCAAAACCGATAGCTGGTTCTTTAGATCTAGATTGACTTTGAACTCTACTGTTATTTTCAAAGGCTATTTGTTTCTCGTTCCAGTTTGTTACACCTGTTTTTAAGAAAAATGGGAGTAACTTATATATGTCTTTTATTTTATGTATAATTTCTTTTACGGTTTCTGATTTGTTAGCAACAATCATAACACCCTTATCATCGTTGAACAAAACCAGATGAAGAATAACAATGGATGCTGATATTGTATTTAAACTGAGTATGTCGTTTGTGTAATAACTATGTTCGTTAGTAGCAATGGACAGGTCGAACATAGAAACTTTATGTTTGAATTTCTCGATAGATTTGACTTTACTAGGTCCTCTTTTAGTCAAAACAATGTCTCCGATTGTTAAATTTTTAATATACTTTATAATATGACCTTCACAAAAAATTCCATGAACATCCGCACACTCTAGTTCTAAATCATTTTCCAATTTTAACCTATATATGTCATATGGTTGAGTTAGATTTATTTCTTCAATAGGAACAAACCCGTAATCAGTCTCAACAGACAAATTATTTATTTGAAAAAAGTTAATAACCTTTTTTAACGGATCTTCTTGATCGAATGAATAATTTTTATACTCAATTTTTTCTATCAATTCTATTAAAAAATAAATTATATTTTTTATTAAATTTTTAATCATTTATAAATTTATATTTTAAGTGACCTGCGTCATATATCCTATATATATTTTTATCTATCATCGTTTCGTGCTCAGTTTTATTCGGATCCGCCCCTTCTTTTATCAATCTATCTTTTCTAAAACCAAATCTATGTTTCCTTATACCGTTTATAACATAATAATAATTTGGTCGTGTTTTGTGTTCCAAAACAAATTTTAATTTTTCGTACAGATTCCCTTGACTCCAAGATCTATCGGCGTAACTTATAATTTCTTTTGGATTATATTTATCAACAAAATATTTAAACAAACGACTAGCTCCTCCACTAACATTAGTGTTCAATTTATTACAAAATCTAAGCATTTCATATGATCCTTCAGTTGATCTTTGACCCAATGATTTTCTCAAATTTCCGAATGTCATTAATGATACTAATTCATCATTATAAAATAATCCTACATTCATTTTAGAATTAACATATCCCTGAATATGATTATTATATAAAAATATTTTTAAAATTTCTTTATCTTCTATCTCTTTTATAACACATTTTCTGGCCATTATTTTATTGGATTTATTTAGAAGATTTAAAATTCTAGATTTTACTATATTTTGCTTATAAGTCCAATCGTCCTCAAATATATGTATAAGTTGAATATTTTTTTCCTCGCACATCTCCGTCTTATTTAAATGATAGTTGTTGGGGACGTTCAATTCGTTGTGCCAATACACTCCATTAAATTCTAAGGCTAATTTTAAACTCGGTAAATATATATCTAATTCTGTTCCAATAATTGTTTTGTTGTTTGTTAGAATTTCACCGTCATAATTGGACGATATAAATTCTAATAATTGTTTTTCTTTACCGCTTTTTGAGTATGAATTTATAGGATTGCATATAGGACATATTATTGTTTTATATTTTATTCTATTGCCGAGTAAAGCAAAATCAATATCGAATGTATGATCTTTTCCGTTATCGCAATTAAAATTAGCAATATGATCTTTTACATAATTGATATTTAAATATTTATATTTATCCAATAATCTTTGAATATATTTTATCTTATTTTTATTTATAACATCTTCGTTTTTTGAGGAAACCCCGAAACCATATTTATCTATACAGGTGCTTTCCAATTTTTTTCTTATGTCTTTATTTTGAATTGGACGACTACATCCATACCTTTCTTTATTTGTCATATTTATTTTTTCTTGACAACATTTCTGAGAGCAAGCGTAGAGATTGTATTTTTTATAATTTTTATAATAAACAAAATATTTTATTTCTTTTTCTCTTCCACAAATATCACATGATACTTTTACTAATTCTCTGGAATAATCCGGAAGATCTTCAGTGGGTATGATTATTTCATCATTGAATTTTACAGCATATCCTTTGTTTAAATAATAATTTAAATTTGGTTGCTTTATTTTTATTTTAATTTCTTTTGATAATAGCATTTAAAAAAAACAATTTTTATGATAGTAGCTAATAATATATATAAAATAAAAAAAGTCACTTTCGGGTGACTAAATTTATTCATTTCATTATCAAATTATAATTTGGATTGGTTTTCATCATATATAGTGAAGATTTCTTTCAACTCATCCTTCAGTTCTTCTTCAACATTATTAACAAGAATGTTTCTTATATTTATATTTTTACTATCTAATACTACTTTTTCTTCTTCCTTTTTCTTTTCTGTGTAGAAAACATTATTAAATGTATGATTGGAAAGATAAATATCTATTTTGTTCTTATATTCAGCTTTATTTAATAATTCACTATCTATCTCTACATCAATGAAATCTTTTGTTATCTCTAAAGATTCTAATTCCTCTATGGATTTTATTTTATATTCCAAGAATCTTGGAGTATAAGTATTTTCAACAAATTTTTTTTCATCCTCAAATGTATAAAAACCTATTTTACATTTATTTTCTTTCGACAGTTGAAAAAGAGAAGCATCTTTTACTTTTGATATTAAATCATATGGATTGTAATCCAATGTGCTATTCAAAAATTCTTCAAACAATTCATGACAATATTCATTACCAATCAATTCTATTTTACTACAATTTAAATTTTTTATTATATCTCTTACTTTTGAAATAATAGGAAATGTAGTATGTTTTGTATTATAAAATAAATCACCAATGATGATAATTTTATCCGCTTTCTTTCCTATTAAATATTCATCGAAGAATTCAAATTGATATTTGTAGAGTTTTGGATGTCCAAATTTTATATTATTTAAAACGAAAATCATAAAATATTTATATAATAAGTGAATGAAAGTTTAAATAAAAAAGGGAGCTTTTTATGCTCCCTTTCCAAATCATTATGATAGATTTTTACACTCTTCTATCCATTTTTACTCCGGATAACAACGCAATTAAACTATTCAACATAGGTTTTTGCATGTTTGGTGGTATATTGGATACTACAGAGAATTCATTGTTGCCAGATATTTTTATCTGACGAGCACTTTCATTTAAAGATTTACTCTTTAAAAAATGACCAACTAAAGCGTGAACAAAAGGCTGAATTTCAAATCCTTTTTCATTATTTCTAATGACATGAATTTCATTTTGTTTTTCTGTTAGAAGATACCAATATTCTTCTTTTGATAAAAGTTTCTTTTCGAACATGTCAGTAATTTCAGAATATTTTATATCTTTGTAATAAACTAACTTGCCAATAGTTTTAATTCCATCAAAATTAGTATTTTCTATTGTTAAATCTACTTGATTGTCTGGCGAATTTTGTTCTTCGCGTTGTTCGACTTCATCAATTATTTTCTTCTTCTTTTGTTGAACTCTTTCAACTGGTTTTTCATTTTCATCCACTGTGGGTGATGGGGCTACATTTTCTTTTATTTCTGAAAATTTTCTAACATTTTTTTCAAATGTTCTGTTTTTTGGATAGTGTTCGGTTATATCATCCATAGTTACTTTGATAGAAGCATTATTTTTGCCTTTTAAAACATAATAGTTTTCGTAGACAGCGGACACTTCGCCTCTTATCTCTTTTTTATTATAGATGGCAACAAGTATATCTCCAACTCTTATGGAGCTATTACTCTCATATATAGACGGAGTATCATCCGTTTTTATATTTGATCGATATATGTTGTATAACAAGTTTAAATCGTCTCTATCCATTTCTTTTCAAAAATAAAGGTCTATCATTTTTTGATATTTAAATAGACCTTATATTTTATATTATTTTTTTATATAGCCTGTCCTCCTTGTGCTGGAGGAATTTGAGCTGCTGTTTTTTGTGCTCCCTGTGCTGGAGGAGCGCCTTGAACTGGTTGTGCTCCCGGTTGAGCTTGAGCTCCTGGTTGAGCAGGTGGTTGAGCTTGAGGTTGACCCTGAATTGGTTGAGTTTCATCTAAACCTTCAGTATCTGGTTGTCCTTGAGCTTGAGCTTGACCTTGAGCTTTTGAATATTGATCACCCAAAATTAAGTTAACAGGAAGATTTTCAATGCTAACATAAGATGTGATGATATAATCCGCAATCTCCTCAGATAATTCTACATCTGAATAGAATTGACTAATATTCTTACCACTTTCATCTTTTACTTTCTTCTTAAAAGCATTAACAAGTGACATTGGAATATCAATTCTTTTTCTAACTCTGTAGATATCATCAACAGCTTGAACGTTCTCTGTCAAATGGCTGATATTTCTTTTGCCTTGAAATTCGCCAAATTCGTATAAATTCTTTGTCATATGATTTGTATTATTTTTTTAGTATATATTAAATTTTTTTTCTTGTTTTTTATATATTAAATTGCAATGTTCTGTTGTGGTGGTTTTAATGAAAGTTCTCCATATTTTTTCGAAATTGTCCATTTATTAGTTCTTGTACTGACCAATTTTGATGTTATTATATCAGTTCTATTGCATGCTGTATTGAATATACCATTTACCCATACTCCTCCAAATAAAGTACCTTCAAAAGTTCCATCGTGGAAAGTGCCTCCATAAAAACCTCCTCTATCATCAGCGGGGTTACACCCAGCCCCTCTTCCATTTATGAAAGTTCCTCCATAAAAATTTCCATTCCACCAGTTAGTATAATTTGTTGAGTTGTTTCTTCCAAATATTCCACTGTTGAATGTTCCTCCACTCCAATTAATAGTAGGTTCATCTAAATATATTTTAACTCCTATATTACCGCTATTCCATACACCATTATACCAATCTACGTTATGGAAATATGAATTTGTAACAGTACCATTTATAAATATACCATTTAACCAACTACTATTTGTAAAGTTTCCATATCTGAATGTTCCACCACTCCACAAACTACTGTCTGTAAATGTTCCATTATTGAAAGTGCCTCCACTCCAAACACTATTTGTAAATGTTCCCCCGTTGAATGTTCCATCTCTCCAATATTTAGATTCGTTTGAAAAATATACTGTTTCTCCAGAAATAGAAATAGCGTTATTTTGTGAATTGAAAGTGCCTCCATTAAATGTACCTCCACTCCAGAATGTATTTGTAATATTACCACCGTTGAATGTTCCATCATACCAATTTCCAGTAGAAAATGTACCGTTGTTGAAAGTTCCTCTTATCCAGTTTGTATTTAAAATATTTCCACCATTAGAAGTACCTCCATACCAGTTACATTGAGTCATATTTCCACCATTGAATGTTCCATCAGCCCACTCTGTATTATAAATATTTCCACCGTTGAATGTTCCGCCACTCCAAATGCTATTATACATATTACCACCTTGGAATGTTCCAGTTCGCCACGTAGAGCCCGAGAAAGTTCCGCTATTGAAAACTCCATTTCTCCATTCTTTTCCTATAAACTCACCGCCATTCCAAACACCATCATACCAAACATCTTGATTAAATGTTCCGCCGCTCCATATAGCATAATACCAATAAGAATCAGCGCTAATATGAGTATTTGAGAAAATTCCTCCATAAATAAATGCTCCGCTAATATTACAATTTGTAAATATGCCACCATTTATTGTACAATCTGATAATTCACATAAATCGTACCAGCCGTTGTCTATCTGACAATTGTGAAGATGGTTCTTATATATATGATTATATCCATAACCGTTGTTGTTGTTAGTATAATAAGAAGATACAGGAGTTGGATCTTGGTTTAAACTATCAGCTCCTTTATATATGTATGGCTTATAAAATGATGTTGTAAATCCAGTATCAATTGTTGAATTCGTAGATATGTAAATTTCATCATATTTGTCTTTATATCTTATATAATATGATTCGCCACTAAAAACTAAAGCTTGAATTAAATTTATATCTATAGACGTGCTCACTTCATTGTTAAATTTGCAGTTTCTTATTTCAACACCGTCTATTTCACCGCCTCTTATCTCGAGATTATTTATGTATATCTCTCCTATATAATGCTCATATATTTTTTTATTAACAAATCTCGAATCATAATAACGATCTATTGTTATTTCATTATTACTGCCATTTATTTCTAAAACTTCATATCCTTGCAATTGTGGAAGATATATGTAATTCGTACATCCAGAAAATTCTATAAAATTATCCAATATTATAGCATCTGTGTATCCACTTGTTGTTCCACTATTATAAAAATTATACATTAAAAACACTCTATCTCCAACTTTTATATTCGAATTTATTTCAGTATATAATTTAATTTTACCATTATTATTTGTTATTACAGGTAATAATTTTACAGCGTTTGGAGATGTTGAATATATTGTATCATTATAAATATTAACTTTTTCTTGTTGAGTTACAACTTCTTCTTGAGCCACTTGCACATCTTGTGCAGCTTGAGTTACGGTCAATCCTGTTATTGGAATTGGAGTATTTCCAACAAACTTTATAACCGGTGTTGGATATACAATAGTCTTCTTTTTTGTGGCTAGCGTTCTCTGCATTTAGAAATATCTTTTGTCCTATATATTAAATTTTGAAAACTAAATAGTAAAAAAATAATATAAATTTAAAATATGTACTGTTTTATGAATGAAGAATTGGAAAAGAAGAAAACTGATCTTCGCGAGAGACTCGAAAGCGAACTCTATGTTGAGAGATATGACACTTTTAAAGAATCTGTAGATTTAATAAATAAGGCTCTTGAGTTTTTTAAGATAGATCATAAATACACATACGATGAGTTTTGTCAAGATTTTACAACAGAGTGTATGAAATATATGGATGAAAATCCAAAAACAGACATGAACGATCCTCGTCAAATGGCGATATCCATATTTCCAATTGTGATGTCAATAGTAGATAGGACAAAAGATAAATACGGATTTAAAAATGATAAACTGGATAGCAAAAATACTGAACAAGAAGTATAAAGAAGAATTGGAAAATGATGAAATAGATCGATTTTTCGCGATAGAAGAAAAAATAGATGAAGAATCTTCTCTTTCGCCTAAAAAGATTCTACCCCATAACAGCGGATCCACTTCGAAAGATGATAAAAGTTTTCCAAAATTTCTATCTTCTAGTGGTGTCACTTTCATGTCTGAAGATGATAAAAAAGAAGAAGAAAAAGAAAATCCAAAAGAATGGTCTTCTGGAAATTTTTCTATAAAGGAAGAGAAAAAAGAAGAATTTCAAAATCCATATGGATTACCGTTACAGCAATGTAGTAATAAAGCTGTTGTTAGAAAAAATGGTGTTTCTGGAACATCCGGTCCAAGTAGGTATTGTGGGCCAAGTGGAACATCTGGTCAATATGGTAGAATAAGTGGAGGAAGATCTGTTTGTAGTATATCTCCAATGTCTTTTTCTGAATATATCGCAGAGAATCTAGATAAAAATATTGATTGCTCACAATATATTGCTGATAATCTAGATAAAAATATTAGTTACACGGAATACACGGCTGAGAATGGAGCACTTACTACAAAGGCGACATCTATTGTTAACGCCGACGTGAATGCCTCTGCTGCGATCGCATACACTAAACTTGCACTTGCTAACTCAATCCTGAACTCGGATATTAACCCAGCCGCACCACAGCTTATTCAAGAAGCGAAATATCTAGCTAAGAAAGAAGAATCAAAAAGAATTTACTCACCCGAAGATCCTTATGGTGAGGAAGATTGGAATGAATAATGAAGATAAGAAAAATTATTGAGAATGATATAGTAGAAGATATATCAACCTACAAGGATATTTTTAATTCTTTTATCGAATTTATTAGAGAAGTAGAACCAGATTACGAACCCAGTTTTACTTTCAACGAGTTTTGTGTTAAATTCTTGAACAATTTTAAAGGAGTAGATGATGAACTTTCTTCTTATAGTGAGGAAATTCCATTAACAGATAATCTTATGAACTCTATTATGGACATTGCTTTAGAAGAATTTAAAGATGATGAAGAAAAATGTGAAAAAATTAAAAATATTATTAAGGATATACAGTAAATACAATGTTTGGACTATATATTTTTAATATATAAAATGTCGAATTTTTAAACTTTATTAGAAGTTCGATATAGAATAAACGAGGTGCTTTTAGCACACCCAAGGCTTTTTCAGGCTTAAATGAAATTAATGGAAGAATAAAGGCTTTCATTTACAAAAAAAAATCGTATGCATTATGGCAGAGTACAAAGACAAAGATGAAAATTTCTTGTTTGAATCATCAGATGAGACTCAAAATGAGGAATTAGCGTTTCTAAACAAAGAAACAAAAAATCAAGACGGTATCTATCGTCCAAACGTGAAAGACGCAGCCGACCCAAAGGGAGCTGGTTACAAAGCAACAATTAGATTTCTAAGAAATGTTTATTTAGATGGATCGGGCACAGGCCCAGCCGCTATTACTAAGCATGTTCACTACGTAAAACCCGAGGGAGTTTTAGAAGATTATCCAGACTTAGCTGGTTATTATGATTGTGAAAAGAATATTTCACAACAAACACCTTGCCCATTATGCCAAACTTATTGGAAACTTTACAAATCCAATAATCAGGCTGATGTTATCAAAAGTGGTTTGATTAAAAGAGCTACTAAATTTTATTCCTATATTATGGTAATAGAAGATGAGCAACATCCAGAGTTGGTTGGTAAGATTTTAGTTTATCCTTATGGAGCTAAGATTAAGGGCAAAATCAACGCTGAAATTAATGGCGAAGTTAGTGGTGAGAAATGTAATATTTTCGATTTCGTAACGGGCAAGGATTTTAGACTTATTATTAAAGTTGTTAAAACTCCTAATCCAAATGGAAGTGGCACCGTCGATATGCCAAATTATGACACCAGCACATTTTTACCATCTTCGCCTATTAAGATTTGGAACGACAAAGCACAAAAATTTGTCACTCCTCCAACAATAGAAGATGAAAATGGCAAAATCATGATCGCTGATAAGAAATGGCAGGCTAAGATAAGAGAAATCATTTTGAGCCGTCCATCTAACGTCAATCTTGATGATCACATGCCTAACAAAGAAGGTTGGGACGATGTAAAAAGATCAAACGTTGATAAAATCGTTCAGGTTCTCAATGGAAGCGCAGTAGCGTATGCTGAATCGTCAATAAAGAAAACTGGTCAAAAGACACCAGCAGCTGAAATAATTGAGGAAGAATCTTTCGAAGATTTATTTGCGGATTTTGACGACGATGAAAAGAAGTAATTTTCATTAAAAGAAAAAAGCCCACATTTCTGTGGGCTTTTTTATTACCATCTTTCTCCCCCGAAATACGAAGGTTCTTTATGTGTGAAAAGTTCTATATTAGTTCTACCACAATTTGGACACTTTTTTCCTTTTTTATCAGATTCTTTGGCCATGAATTTGTGTTTACAATCCCAACAGTAATATTCTTTTTTGCTTTCTTTTGGACTTTTAAAAATTTTAAATTCTTCGAATGTTTTCATATTTTTAAGTTTTTTCTCCATTGTTATTTTAATTTTTTTTTAATGAAATCCAAAAATTCTTCCAACCTTGTCTACGTGATCATATAAATATTCTCGCTCTCTATCTGTTAATAATTCTCTTATTCTTCTTTGTACTTCTCTGTCATTATCAATATTACCATGAAAATTCATTATCATTTCATCTTCAGATAATTTATCTATAATATTTTTCAGATATTTATGTTTTTTATACATTTCTTTTAAATAATCAATACCATTCTCTGCTAATATACTTGTCCCTAAAGTTGGAATAGCGCAAAGAATTCTACCAAAAGCGTTGTACCATCCAACTAAAGAGTCTCCTTTAATTAAAAGATCTTCTCCTTTTTCGGGTTTTTCAAATTTAAATTCCTCGAATGTTTTAATATTTTCAAATTTTTTTTCCATTGTTATCTTATTTTTTCATTTTGTCTTTCATTAAATTTTTCATGAAAGCCTTGCGTTTCTTTTCGTGTTCGGGATCCTTGTATCTGCTTCTTTTGGCTTTTCCTTTCATTAGTTCTGCATACTGCTTATCATCGGGAGCTGTCATGCAAGCTTTACAAAACTCTTCAAACACCATTAGATTTTTCATTTTATATTGTTTATTTTTTTCGAATGACTGTTCCCCGTAAAAATCTCTAGCGTTCCCACCGTGTTTCTCCCATTCTTCTACTTCAGCTCTATCCTTTTCATTTTTTATTCTTTGCCTGCGTGCAACCTCGGCGTTATCATCTTCCGATGGTTGTCTGTCGATATTATCTCTTTCGTAATTTGTGTATTCTTCTTCGCCCATTTCGCAATTTAGGTAGCGAACCATATCTTCGTCGTATTCTTCATATATTCTTTTCATATCATTGGATTATTTTTTAAAATTGTGGTAATTGAGTTGATCTAATTTCTTTTCCCAACAAGCGACTCATCTCACTCGCAATCCATCTTGATCCTTTACGATCGATATAACATTTTTTAGGAAAATTGTTGACATCGTAAATATCCATTGAACATCCAGGTCGACCAACATCTCCCACCGAAATAAATCGTATACGCGAACTATTTGCAAAATCCAAGTGATTTTGAATATTAAACTTGATATATCTATCTTTATCCGTCGGAAGTGCTGCCATAACAATCCCAGGTTGAAGAAGAACATCATAAACTTCATCAGATCCTTCCAACTTGACTTTTATATTATTACCGTAGACTTTATTCTTACGTTCTCCTGCTAATGTAGCGAGACGTTTGCCACGCGGATCGTTGCGTTCATGACCATATTTTTTTAGTTTGTCATAAGTTTCTATATTCAATTCATTTAAGAATTCGTCAAAGTTCTTCAACGTGTTCATCTTCTTTGATTTTATTTTTATTTATTTATATATTAAATAAATAAATTGAAATTTTTAAGCATTGAGAAAATCAAGACATTCCTCATCGAAATATTCGGATTGCTTTGTTGGGTCCTCACCACCGCCCCATCCAGCGTTTTGTTTTTTGCTGAATTTATGATCAAATCTTACCAAATACATTGGATTAAAACTTCCCCAATAATCTATAACCACTCCTTTTTTACCTACAAATTCTTTTTTGTTTACTGTTTCGTATTCGTTTCGATCTATTTGAATTTCATAAGGGATTGCTGCTTTATCGTTAATCACAACAGAATCACCAGGCTTAAATTTATATTTTAATTTATTTCGACTTAATCCATATTTTTTATAAACATCCCATCTTGGATGTCTCCACGATTCTTTTTTATTTTCTTCACATTCTTCTTTTGTTTTAAACATATTTTCTTCGTCTGCATGAAGAACTATTTCTTTTGACTCGTCTGGTGTGCCCCAATCCTCTTCACCGTAAGGATCTTCTTTTGAATAAATTCTTTCGCTTGGTTTAATAGTACTACTCAAATCATAAGACCATATGTATGGATAATTTTCTGGAGTGCGATGGACACCAAATATTTCATAATAACCACTTCGATCCGTTGACATACTCAAAGGATCATATTCATAATAAACAATATCACCTTTTTTATATTTAGCGTCGCTGAAATTTATATTTTCTAATATATATTCACAATATTTTTTGATCATGAACTTATATATTGATTTTATATTTTGAGAAAGTTGAGGCATTCTTGGAGAATTTTATCGGGATGCGAACGATATTCAGAATCCCAAACTACATGAACGGAGAACCCATTTTCTTCTGCTACTTCCAATTTTCTTTTATCTTTTTCCCAAATTTGTTCGGCCGTATATTGTTTTCTGAACGGGTGAGAAATATCGTCCTTTTCAAAATAATTTGGATTGGCATGATATTCATCGCCGTTATACTCTATCATTTTTTTATTTTTCAAATCTGTATAATCATATATCCATATACCGCCTTCTTTTTTAGGTAAATTAAATTCTTTGTTTTTAGTGGCAAAAAATATATTTTTATGATCTTGAAAATCGTAATTTTTTAGTATGTCATAAAATAAAATTTGAGAAGATTTTGAAAATCCGTGTTTCAAATTGCCGTTATCGTTTAAGCTTTTTTGCCATTTTTTCTGCCTTTCACTAAAAATTTCTCTGCCTTTTTCTTCTCCGTATTTTTCTATACATTTCTTCAAAGTGAAGGTTTTCTGTCTATTGGCTAACATTTTTTCGGATTCTTCTTCTGTATAACCTCTAGATATATAGTATTCTATTCTCATTGGTCTTTTCTCTGGGGGTATTTCTTTTTGAACTTTTCTAGCAAACTCTAAAGCTTCATTTTCATCTTTATATTTAATAAAATGTTTAGAGAAAGGACTTCTACTTTTTCTCTCTTCTTCTGTGGCCTTTGCTTTACTGTTTGGGTTGTTTTCACCACTAAACATTTCGGAAAACATTTTTTTATATTTTTCCTGTTTCATGTGTTTTCCAGAATTTTTAGTGGTATTTTTATTATCCGATTTATTATAAAGCGGAGCACCAGGATATAATTTTAAATATTCTTTTGATGTTAAACCGTGACTTTTGAGATGCCTACCATAAATTCTTGTAGATTGTTTGCCACAAATTTTACAAGTAATCAAATCTTCCATACGAACTATTCTTTATTCGTATATATAAAAATAATTATGGCTTAAAGTCAAAAAAGTAAAAGTATTTTAAATTTTTTCTAAAATTTTGTACAAAAAAAGTTTTATTTTTTCAAGAAAAGTTAATTTGCGATTTTCTGATAACTTATCATAATAAAGTCTCCCTATACAAATAGAAAATATATCCCCGGTTAGATCGTCTTTGCATAACAGCTTGGTATTCAATGAGATACATTTTCCAATTTGACGTGACGCCATTAAAATACTATAACGATTTTCAGTATATAATTTAATAATATCCTTTTGATAATCTCTTAGTGTCATTTGACCTATACTACCATCCTCGAGTTTAATCTTACAATAATGTTCGGCAAAATAATAAACAGACAATTTACATCTTATGTATTCTTCTATTTCAGCTTGAGTCATGGCGAATTTTATGCCCTTTCTTCTAACACCCTCATTTGAATTGAACCATAGTCTTTCTGTTCGCTTCAAAGGAAGAGCCATGCTCTCTTTTTCTATAATTTCTTTTACTTTTTCTGTTGTGATGATATTGGTTTCATCTGTCTTGGAATCCTTTTGTGCGTTGGCTATATTCTTTTTTGGTCTTGCCATAATTTTTATTTCTTTTTAAAAATCTAGAAATTTTTATTGATATATATAAAAACAATCATGACCAATTTTATGACCTATTTTTTAATACAAACATTATACCTACTATTTTTCAAAAATTATTAAACCTTATATTGAAGTTAGTATATAAACTTATCAATAAGTATATGGCTATGCTATATAAAAAAAATAAATATTAAATATGTTTGATCCAAAAGATGAAGAATTCGAAAATTTAAATAATGATGATGAAATAAAAGAAGAATTAATAGAAGAAGACCTTTTGATACAAGAGGAATTCAAAGAAGAGTTTTCAGATGAATCGGATAACGCTGACGCGGAAGTAACAGAGGAAGATATTTCAAATACAATTGATTATGAAGAAGATTCTGAAAGCGAACTGGACACGTGGTTTAAATACGGAACTAATAATCACAAACTTGATGGAAAACATAGTTTAAAAAGAGACACTATTTTAAATGGAAGAATAGTCGAAACTTCAAATGACGCGGATGATGAAATTTATACTAATAGCGGCGGTAATGTTTTGGAGTTAGATGTTTACGATTTTGGAGACATACCAATAGAAAAGGGGAGCGTTTTTGAAGAAGAAAGCAAAAAGGCTGATGAAGTACATAATAAAAGAAAATTATCAGAAGACGTATATCATTTATTAAAAAAGAATACAGATCTTGATTTTAGAGCTAATAGAAGAAAACCAAATAAAACAACATTTAACAATTACTATAAAATGTTGTTAGCTAATATAGATAAACAATATACTCAGTGTGAAATATTCACAGAGTTGGCTTATTATTTCACGGATAATATTTTTAATATGTATAAATTGCTGGACAAAAAGTATGCAACAGCAATAATTAAAGAATTGCGTGAAAAAGGATTCTTAAATAATCTAGAATCTATAAATTTTCGATAAACTTCCTTTAAGTTAAAAGTTATATAATATACTAAAAAAATTAATTGTAGAATATGAAAGGTAATCAATTTACAAATGAGCTGAGTCTTGAAATATACGAACACACGTATAAATATGGAGACGAAACTATAGAAACTACTCAAAGAAGAGTCGCTGAAGATATATCTTCAGTTGAAAAAGACAGAGAACTATGGACTAACAAATTCCTAGAAATACTTGAAGATTTTAAGTTTGTTCCTGGTGGAAGAATAATATCAAACGCTGGTACCAAAATCAGAGGAACTACGTATATTAATTGCTTTGTCGACGGGTTTGTTGGCAAACATCAAGATTCTGTATCAGGAATACTCGAAGCGCTTCGTCGACAGGCATTCATTTTAAAATCAGAAGGAGGTTATGGTTTTTGTGCAGATGTTATGAGACCTAGGGGTGGATACATCGAAGGAATAGCCAATGATACTCCAGGGGCTGTAAAATGGCTAGATAATTGGAACACACAATCTGATGTTATTACTGCTGGGAGTGGTAGAAGATCAGACAACAAAAAAGCAAAACAGAAGATCAGAAAGGGCGCTCAAATGGTCACAATGTCTTGCTGGCATCCAGATATTGAAGAATTTATTACAGCTAAACAAACTCCAGGAAGATTGGATAAATTTAATATGAGTGTTTTAATTGCAGATGATTTCATGAACGCAGTTATAGCCAATCAAAAATGGGATTTAATTTTTCCAGATTTTGATAAAGCTAAAGAAGTTTACAATGAAACATGGGACGGAAATCTGAAAAAGTGGGTGGAAGAAGGTCATCCAGTAAAAATTTATAAAACTTTCAAAGATGCTAATGAATTATGGGATCTTATAATGAAATCCACTTATAATAGAAATGAGCCTGGTGTTCTTTTTGTAGATACAATGAATAGATTGAATAACCTTTCATATTGCGAGTATATTAATTCCACAAATCCCTGCTTGGCTGGAGATACCATAATAGCCGTTGCTGACGGGAGGATGAATGTAAGTATAAAACAATTAGCAGAAGAAGGTAAAGATGTACCTGTTTATTGTTTAGATGAAAAAGGCAATTTATCAATAAAAATCATGAGAAATCCAAGAATAACTGGATATGATCAACAGATTTATAAGATAAATATTGAAAATGGACATTCAATCAGAGTAACAGGAAATCATAAGTTTAGACTTAGAAACGGGGAATATGTAGAAGCTAAGGATTTAAAACCAGGTGATAGTCTTCATTTATTAACTAAATATGAAGCATCTATAAAAGAAATATTTCCCGGTGCCAATTCTAGAAGTTCTGATTATTATTGGTTAAATAACGGAGATTTTAAAGTTAACAAGTCCGAACATAGGTTTATTTATGATAATTTGATTGGAAAAATTGGAGAGGGGAACGTTATTCATCACAAGGACTTTAATAGTTTAAATAATTCTATTGATAATTTATTAGAAATGAATAAGAAAGATCATGATGAATATCATAGTAAAGATATGTTAGGTGAAAAAAATCCATATCACAAAATGTCAGATGAATGGAAATTAAATTTTGCCTCACATAAAGGGGAAACAAATTCTAAATACATTAACATTACTAATGAAGAATTGAAAAATCATGGTATAAATTTAACCAAAAAATTAAATAGAAGATTTTCGAATAAAGAATGGATGGAATATGCTAAAGAACATAATCTACCTCAACAGTTCTCTAATTTTAGAAGATCTGAATTGGGCAGTGTTATAGAATTTTCAAAAAAAATATCATCTGAGATAAAAATAGACGAAAAATTAATATCAATGGATCCTAGACTCGTCAAAACTTATAACAAAGCTTTAGATGATGGATATAATGTTAAAATAGAAAATAATGAAGTTTATGTTGAAAAAACTTGTGAAACTTGCGGAGAAGAATTCTGGACAAAATATTTCACAAGAGAAATTTCTTTTTGTTCTATTAAATGTTCTACTCAATATTTAAACACTAACGAAGAAATTAAAAATAAGAGAAAAATAAGCAGTGATAAATATTATAACAATAACTCAAAATTAAATAAAGTTAAACAACTAAATGTTTTTACAGAATTGAGAATGAATTTAAAAAGAGATCCTTTTGTAAAAGAATGGGAAGATGAATGCTCTAATAAGAACATCCCCCATAGATTAAATACAAAAAGAGGATTTAAAAATTTTTCTGAATTAAAAGAAAACGCTGAAGTTTATAATCATAGGGTAATTTCAGTAGAACTAGATAACATTGAAAATGTTTATAATGGAACCGTAGATCAATACCATAACTTCTTTTCCGGTGAATTTAAAGAATTTACAAAATCTGGAAAAAATAAATATTTGTATATCAATCAAATGCAATGCGGCGAACAAATTCTACCCATTGGTGGTGTTTGTCTTTTAGGAAATCTTAATCTTACTCAATTTATCAAAGAAGATCTATCTGGATGGGATTATGACAAATTGAAAGAAATTATACCCACTGCTATTCGTTTTATGGATAATGTAAATGATCTTACCTATGTGCCATTGGAAGATCAGAAACAAAATCTTAAAAACAAACGTAGAATAGGTCTTGGAATTCTTGGTTATGGAAGTGCTCTTTTAATAATGAAAAAAAGATATGGTAGCCCCGAAGCTCTTAAAATTACTGAAGAATTGATGAGTTTTATAGCAAATACTGCCTATCAATCATCAGCATTGTTAGCTGAAGAAAAGGGAGCTTTCCTACTTTATGACACTGATAAATATTCAAAGAGTAATTATCTTAAAGTATTATCAAAAGAAACAAAAGATTTGATCAAGAAACATGGAATTAGAAATTCACATTTACTTTCAATTCAACCAACGGGTAACAGCTCGATCCTCGCAAATGTTGCTTCGGGTGGATTGGAGCCAGTGTTCCTTTTTGAATATGTCAGAACAGTTATTCAACCATATGCTCCAGACGGTCTTGCTCTTCCACAAAATGTTGATTGGATTAATCAGACATTCACTGGAAATCAAAATTGGAAATGGATTAAGGAAGGCGACGAAAACATGCTTAAAATAGAATTCAACGGAGATGTCTATAAATATGATAGAGGTCGTGGAATTTTAAAGGAATCAGTGGTTAAAGATTATGGTGTTCGTTTCTTAGAAGAAAGAGGCGAATGGGATAATTCGGCTGATTGGGCTTCAAATATAAATAATCTAAAAATAGAAGAACATATTAATACTATGAAAACCATTTCTAAGTATATAGATTCTTCTATGAGTAAAACAATAAATCTTCCTAATGATTATAAATATGAAGATTTCAAGCATGTTTATATTGATCTTTATAAAAGTGGCACTATAAAAGGTGGTACTACTTATAGAGCCGGAACAATGGCTACAGTTATAAAGAAAAAAGAAGAAGACGCTGTTTCCATTCCACAAGAAAACAACGCTCCAAAACGTCCTAAGGTTTTAGATTGTGACGTTATTAGATTTACTAATAAAGGCGAAAAATGGATCGGTTTTATAGGTATTAAAGATAACGAACCTTATGAAATATTTACAGGTTTTGCCGAATCTTTTGTTGTTCCTTCTTGGGTAGAAAGAGGACAAATAAGAAAAGAAAAAGTTAAAAATAAAGATGGTGTTCTTGTATCAAGATACGACTTTGTTTACGTTGATAGAGAGGGATATGAAGTAATAATGACAGGACTGAATAGAGCTTTCCAACGTGAATATTGGAATATTGGTAAAATGACAAGTGCGTTGCTTCGTCATAGAATACATCTTCCATCAGTCATTAATATCATAGAATCTTTGAATTTAGACGGTGATGTTATGGGAACTTGGAAGAAAGGTATGATAAGAATGCTTAGAAAGTATGTAAAAGAAGATAAAAATGATGGTGTAGCTACTTGCGATAATTGCGGATCGACAAATCTTCTTTTCAAAGAAAATTGTGTATCTTGTTTAGATTGCAATTGGCAAAAATGTGAATAAATTCCTAAATCAAGAAAAAACCCAGTCAATTTTGACTGGGTTTTTTATTTTTGGATTTTTAAATTCTATCATGTTTTCTTTTTTACAGTTTTCTTTTTTGTAGTTTTATTTTCTTTTGTTTCGTCTTTTTCTTTCTTTTTTCTCGGTTTAACCATAGGTTCATATCGTGTATATCCTCTCTTTTCAATACAATTCATACAATAAGAATCATAATGATTTTCTTTATATACCCAATATAAATCTTTATATTCAAAAAATTCGACACATCCTGTACAAAGACATTCTTTTACTATCATCTTTTATGTTTTTATTTATGATAATTATTTATTTTTATTTTAGAATACAAAAATAATAAAATATTTCGAATAAAAAAATAAAAAAAGGAGAGGTAATCCTCTCCTTTCAATTATTTACTATCTTCCATTATATCATTTTCTATATTAAGAAATTTTGGATGGAAGTCAAATAATATAGTTTCTTCTTTATGATCTCCATCACGGAGTTTAAGAATTTTTAATCTATATTTGTTATGTTTTTTCATTTCTGTATTACGAATAATTCCCCACACACTATCAGCAGTTTCCGCAACAGCTTTACTCTCTGGAATATCGTTTAATTTAATATCATTTGCTCCCCAAACTGCTCTATCTACTTGAGTGGCTGTTATTAGAGCCATATTGAATTTATCAGCTAGATATCTAAGACCTTCAGCCAAATGCTTACCTTTCATATAAAGATTAGTTCCAATATCTTTATGCAATTTGTCAACAGACATAAGATTTATATAGTCTATTACTATTAAATCAATATCTACAGCTTTAACTTCTTCCAATTTGGTAAGATAATTATCAATGTCTGTTATGGTACAATCACCGGTGTTAAACTTTTTAACAAAGATTTTTCCTGGAGCTTCTGTATTAAATAAACCATTTCCTTGATTTTTAAGAAGATTGATCCTATTTTTTATGAAAGTGGAATCTTTGCTGACTTCATCATATTCATCGACATCAATTTTTAAACGCATCGCACCAATACGTTTCATAACTTTTCTTTGTGACATTTCTACAGTTATGATAGCAACATTTTTCCCCATATTCGCCGCGTTACATGCTATATTATACAGCCACATTGATTTTCCAACATTTGTTTCTCCCATAAGGACATTAAATGTTGCTTTATCCCAACCACCATGTAAAATTAAATCAACGTTTCCCCATCCACTTGGAATTTTATTTTTAGAAGTGTCTTGTTTATGAGCTTCGGGATCATCGAAATCTGCTCCCAGATCTTCATCGTCATCGTCCAATAAGGAAAGTTCGTGACTCATCGAACGAAGTCTTGAAGTAACATCTGTGATGTTATCATAATCCAAATCTTTAAGATTTCTTATTAATTCTATTCCTTCATAGATATTATTTTTAATAAGATTTGATTGTCGCCAGGCTTTAAATTTCTTCTCCAACCAATCTTGGTCGTGAACACTATTATCATTTTTAAGTATGGCTTTTATAACATTATTCGAGACTTTTTCTTCGGGGTCGCGAAGTTTTATCATTGCAACTATTTGTTGCGGCGTAGGTGTTTTTTTATTTTTAGAGACGCTGAACTCGTCTCTAACTACTCTATAAATAAATTGAATATCCTCATTCTTAAAAAATTCGGGGTTAACTTTGTAAAACTGTGTAGGATGATCTAATACCCATGTGAAGAAGAATTTCTCCATTTGAGCATTCATTACCTCTTTTTCATTCATTCATTCTTAATTATTTTTTCGTCTTTTGAAGACAGCTATCCCACATCAATGCCTTTTACATTATATCTAAATTATATTAAAGTGATTAAATTATTCTATAGGATTATTCTTATCAAAATCTTCTCTTAATAATTTTAAAAGTCCATTCAATTGATTTTCACTTAAAGGTTTTCCATCTTTGGTATGAACAAAAAGTGGAAGACTATCTAAAAATTTACGTTCTCTTTCTTCTTCTGTCATATTTTTAATTAATAAGTTCTCTGTGAAATCTTCCTAGTTCCATCATTCTTACCATAGATTCTCCTAATATTTTTCTTTGTTCTTTCTGTTCCAAATATTCATCGTCTATGTATTTGATATCAATTATTTCCATTCTATTGTGTGGAATATATACACCACTCCAACCTCCTTCTGGAACACCAGTATAGTTCATTCCTTTTCCTTCGGCCGACCAATGGGCGAATCCGACGTGCCTATCATCCCAAAACAGTTTGAATTTTATAAAATAAAATTGATTGTTCATTTTTAATTTATCCGTCTGAGCATTCATTACCTCTTTTTCATTCATTCATTCTTAATTATTTTTTCGTCCTTTTTAAGGACAGCTATCCCACATCAATGCCTTGTACATTATATCAAATTATTTTTAATAAGATGAAAAAATTATCGGTCAAGACGAAAGCAATCTAACGGATTCGCATTATAATTATTTAATTTTTATCGAAAGGTTTTAATCTATTATTTAGATCAATAAAATAATCTCCTTTTTTTATCATTTCTTCTCTAACATCTTTCCAATCAATAATTTTATTTTTCTTTTGTTTAATTATTTTATCAGATACTTCTTTGAGATCCTTAAATACTTTATCCATTATTTTATTATTTTTTTTTATGTAATTATTCTCAAAATAAATTTTACCATCGTTATCGATAACTTTCTGTAAAGTTTCAATGATTTCTTCTCTTTGTTTTAAAATATTTTTATTTTTGATTAATCTCATATCTTTTTATTTTCATTTGAAATTTTACTTTTTCTCTATCATTCAATTCTTCAAATAATTTATAAATTTCATCAGTTTTCATTTTATTCATTTTTATTTTTTTATCCAAATAATTTTTCGTCTCCTTCTTCGCTATCTATTTCAAAATCAACATCTTGTTCGAATTCAGCGTATTGCTCATCGAGTGCTTCCATTTCTTTTTGATACTCTTCATATGATGCATATCTGAAATATTCATAAATGATTGGATCTAGAGCTTCTAATACATCTTTTGTAAATACCTTACTGTTGTATAATTGACTATCGAATAATGTTTTGTCGAGATGTTTTACATACCATTTTGATCCTGGTTCGTAAGTTATTTCTCCCGTTTTCTTGTCAACAACTGGTTTTACTTTAGCTATTCCTACTTTTTCGAAGTTCTCTGGTGTGCAAAAATAATCCAATCCCTTAAATTCATTACATCCTTTTGAATGGTCGATTTCAAATTTAACTTTCTTTGGTTTTGCCAATCTGTTCTTTCTAGCCATTGCTGTTATTATTGACCCTGTTGATCCTGTTGACAATTCGTCCTTATCCTTATCTTCGAGTTTGGCTTTTGATAATAAGATTATAATAGATGCTAAATAATTGAGACCCTCACCGCCAGTTTGAACCGTTTGTGGAAAGAGATCTTGTGTTAAATATGTATGATTTGTCGCAACTAATGGAATGTTAAGATATCCTAGGTCGTCTATAATAATTCTAAGCATTGATTTGGTAGCTTTTGCTCTACTCATATCTTGTTTATCATTACCCTTTATCGCGTCTTCAATTTCTTTCTTTGAAGCCAATGCCCCCAAACTATCTATAATGAACATAGTTTTGGAAACATCTTCGCCTTTTTCTTTTTGTTTTTTAAGTTCATCCAATAATTGTGCTAAGAATATTTTAAGATTCTCAACCTTGTTGCTTCTGATAAGCATAAATTTGTTTGGATCGGATGTGTCTATACCAAACATATCAAAATCACTATTTTCAATAGCGAATTCTGTATCTATATAAATTACATTATAATTTTCTTTTTGAGCGTTTCTAACAATATTTAAACATATATAAGATTTTCCTGTTTGATAAGGTCCTGCAAATATTGTAAATCGATTTGCTGGAATTCCACCGCGAAGAATGCTTTTAGATAAAAGAGCATTTAAAATGTATATTCCCGTGCCAATATATTTTCTTTCTTTCTTTAGATTATCTATTGTAATCATTGATTTCTTTGATAGATTCTCTATAACGCTGGATATTTTTCCTAGATTGAATCCACTATCCTTTGGTTTTCCTGTGGTTTTAGCCATATTAATAATATTCTTTTTTGGAATGCCATATTGCGACATTATTGACTTTTTTACGCCGATAATATCAAAAAGTTTAATTTTATTTGTTTCGGATCGTTTATAAAATATATATATTAAAAAATAAAAACCAAGACAATGGCAAATAGTTTCTATCTAACCTTATGTAAATCCAGGAAAAAATTTGACAAATATTGTAAAGTTAATAGATTGAAGAACAAAGTTATAGTTGATATAAAATTAGCACTCGAAGAAAATGAAATCTACGATGACAGATATAACGATTATTTTAATTTGATGATTTACACACGTATAGTTCAATCTCTAAACAAAGGTAAAGACATATATTATATTCCAAATTTTCAAAACGAAAAGCTTGATATAAATGAAATATTGAAAATTAAAAAAATCTTAAAAGATGGCACAATGTTCAATATACTTATGTTCTTCGATGAATTTAGAGATGATACAAGAATTCAAAATGATGTTCTAACAAACTTATCAGTATTTGATAATTCACAATTATTAAAAGATTATTGAAATGAAAAGAATTATTTTAGTCATATTAATGTTTCTTTTCTCTACTGCGGTATTAGGTCAAAACAAATGCATGAATAGTAGAGAGTTTATACTTCCAAAAGATGTTGGTATAAACTATTTTTGCAATAATGGATTAAAATCAAATTATTATATTGGAGATAATTATTGGACTAATATCAAAATATTAACTAAAGTAGATACTCCAAAGATAAAATATCCAGATTTAAATATTAAAAAGAAATCTTATTTGAAAAAGAAATATTTGCTTAAATAAGTTTTTTTATTAATGTAAAATATGGCTCATCATCTTCAACATCGTCAAAATCTTTATATACTTCAAAACCATTTTTAAAATATAAATTTAACGCTTTTTGATTATCTTTATAAACATTCAAAAGTATATAATCAATTTTAAGATCATTTTTCACATAATTAAATATCTGATCTAATAGATACCTCATAAAACCTTTTCCTCGTGATTCCTTGATGGTTTTTAATCTAAAAAGACCTACATATTTTTGATTAAATAAATTGTCTGATTGCGCGATAACAAAATATGACTCTGCTACACAAACATCTTCTGAGAATAATTGAAATCTACTTGCATCAACTACAAATCTTTTTGCTGGTTCTAGAAATTCATATAATTTTTTTATTTTCATCTTTCAAAATAGGGTGGTAATTTTCTTTTATGTTCGCTTCTATGATATAGGTTTTCAATTTTTCTTACAACTTCTTCTGTAACAGGGCAATCACCAGTTTTAGCTATTTTCCAATTCCAATATTTTTCAAAATCGTCATAAGAAAATCCCAATTCATCTTCGTCCACAACGCCTTTAATTAATCCTGCGCTTGGTATGCGATTTACTAAATCATCAGGCAAACCAAAATATTTTACAAATTGTTTTATTTCAGATTTATAATAATTTGCAAGTGGCTCTATATCAACACCATGACCTCCATCACCAGCCTTGGTAAAATATCCAACCATATCTTCTGATTTATTGGTAGTACCTAAAACCAAATAACCGTTTATTTCTGCATACATTCTAAGAATTGTCATTCTTATTCTGGCTTGAATATTTCCAAGAGCAAACGGTTTTATTTCACCATCATGTTCTTTTATTATAGCTTCGACAGTTCCTCTTATTGGATGAACAACATGTTTTATTCCAAAATGTTTGACTACTCTCATTCCATCACCAACATCATCTTTATATTCAACTATAGAAGGAAGTAAAACTCCGAGTACATTTTCTTTTCCAACGGCCATAACAGCTAAACCGCACGATGCAGTTGAATCAATTCCACCAGATATACCAACAACAAAACCTTTTGATCCAGAATTTTTTATATAATTTCTAAGCCATTCTGATATTCTTTCGGCGTCACTTTCTATATTTTCTACACTTTCTCTTAAATATTGTGTGAAATTTATTATTTTCATATTTTATCTTTTTATTTTAGTATAATTCGAAATCTTCATATGGATATCCTCCCCATCCATTAGGAGTATCCGTAAACCATATATACTGCGTCACTGCTCCTTCTACTGTTTTTATCTCTCCAGCTTTTATTTCTCTTTTATATTTTTTATTTTCAGCAGCCTTAGTATTTATACTATTTTTAATACATATAACTCTATCTCCAGTATGCAAGTTATACATATCTAACTTTTTGTCAGTTGGCATCCTATATTCACTCATTTCACTTTGCCATTTGTTATGTAAAGAAACCCAAAAATCGCCTCTTTCGGTAGTGCGCCACCAACTAAACGCTCTATTTATATATTCATGTTTTGGACAACGTGAAAAAACAAAATCCGGTTTACAATTTGCTAAATAAGATTCATAAGCATCGTTATCAATCAAAAATTGACGAAAACCATCATCTGTAATTTTATCATTATATTCAATTGGTATTTCTTCCTCCCATTTTCCTTTGGAGTACCATTTAATAGCTTCAAATATTTTAAATGTTTTTATCATAATCATTCTTATATATTAATTTTTCATTTTGTAATGTCGCATTTTTAATATATAAAAGAAAAAGGACTTTTAAAAATGTATTCTGAGATTAGTTTCATATTCGATAAATCTTTAAATAATTTCAATAACAAGGCTATTTTATCTGATGGCACACTAGGAGAGCCAAATACTGGAAATATTTATGGCAAGAAAATGAGAATTCGCCCAGCTCAACAAAACACTCAAACATCACAAGGCCAACAAACCACAACCAGTCAAGGAAGCAGTACTCAAAATCCATCGGGAGATCCAAATCAAAGTTTACAGGATGCGATATTAGTTTATAAAGGTAAAGATGAAAATGATACGATTCAAAATTATTATAAGGGAAGTGTTTTTTATAAAGATGATACCAATGAAGATCCTTATATATCTTTAATGCAGTGGAGTGGTGATGCATCAAGAAGATCTTTGAGATTAAGAGCTGCGGATTTCGCATATTTAAAAGATCTAGGAGTTTATCCAATAAATAGACTTTGGATATTAAGACGTTTTCCTGATAACTGTGTTGTTCCTAATAATTTGTTGGAATGGGGAAATAATGCGATTGAGCCAGTATCTACTATTGTTGGTTGGATAAAAGATAGAGAAGATGCAGAATTCCTATCTGTTTCTTTTCACGAAGTGTGGATCGATCAAAATAATATGATAGATAAAGTTATTGGAGAAATACTCAAAAATGAATTTGGTTTAGCTGGCGATAAGGTAATGAGCGTTCCGGGTTGGGGTCAAGGTGTGTTGTTTGGAATGTTGCAAGCGATGGGATTTACTGATGACTTCAACGCTTTTAATGTTGTTACAGGAGATCCTAACGTTCTTAGAGTTGGTAAAATGAGAGACATAAATAATCAAGGACTGGTATCAAAAATGAATGTTGAACTCAATACTTGTTATGAGCAAAAATATATTAATGGCATTGATCCAGGAATGGCTATGATGGATATAATTTCAAATTTAGCGAAATTGGGAACATCCGATCAAAAATTTATATTGAGCAGCACAAATGAAGTAATAAAACAATTTATAAATAATGTAAATAATACTGTTGGTCTTGGGGCCTGGATAGATTTAATGCAAAAATTAATAGACGGATTTATAGGTGGTGTTCAAAAATTTATAGATCAAATGAAAAGTAATCCTCCAGCAGAACAAGAACAACCAGCTCCATCAAATAATACTGATAATGATAGTAAATCTAAAGATGAATCTAATCCAATAACAGCCGCCGCCGTAGAAAGTAAACTTGGAGTTATGAAGAATGTTCTTTCGAATCTTACAAATTCTTTATTGGCTGGAACCGTCTATAAATATAGATGGCCCATGAAAGGTACTATAGGTTTAATGACTGGTATATCAACAACTCCCTGGCATTTGACTGTTGGTAATCCATATTCTCCAATAATAAATATTGGAAATATTGTTGTAAATGATGTTAATATTAAATTGAGCAACGATTTGGGATTTAACGATATGCCAGCAAGAATAGATGTTAATGTTCAAATAGATTTTGGAAGGCCTCTTGGTAAACAAGAAATTGAAAAAATGTTTAATAATGGATATAAAAGATTATATTCTAAATCTAAGAATGATTCTATGTCAGAATCAGTAACGCCGACTAGTCAAGTTACTGCAAACGAGACACCGTCCACCGTCAATGTTAATAATAATCAAGGTCAACCAGTCGGCACAAAAACATTAATAAACAAGAGCGTTTATAATCCATTCGCTCCACAGTAAAATAATAAAATGATATGAGTTATTTATATACTTTAGAAACGGTGCAAAGAGATGAAACGATGGATGACCTTTATGATGTTGTTGATCCTGTTGTTATATGGGATGATAACATCAGTTATTATCCTTATGTTGTTCAAGATGAAGAAGCTATGAGAATAGACCTTATTTGTTATAGCATTTATGGAAATTTTAATTACATAGATGAGCTTCTGACAATAAACAATATAATAAATCCTTGGAGTATAAAGGCCGGAGATATTATTAAATTTTGTGAAGAAGACGCTCTTATTGGATTACAATTGAAAGCTAAAACCGATCAACAAAGAATTGTTGTGGATTTAATTAATCCTAGCAAAGATACTAAAAAAGATCCTAATCGTGAAGATGGTACAGGTCTTACGCCAACAATTCGTCCTGCTAATATCAAAGAAGTTGATATTAACTTCGATAATAAAACTATGAAAATAATGGATAGATTAACATGATTGAAGTTATAAATAGATCGAAAAAGAAATTAGTTACTCTTCAATGGGAGTATAAAGAGACTGTAAAAGATAGAGATGCATCTAGTTATGCTGATACTATAGGCACTTTGCCTTATGTAGTCGTGAACGGAATAACAATTGAAAGTAAAGATATTCATTATTTCAAATTACATAACGATAGATATTTCCCAGAGCTTGAGATGACCTTTGAAGATCCAACTAATAGAATATGGGACTCAGGATTTCCACTTGATCAACAAATAGTTAGTATATTGATTAAATCCAATTCAGAATTATTAATGCCTATAAGAATGGATTTTTGGATTTATGAATTTAATTCTGTAAAAAACAAAGGCGGAGAAGTCGAGGATAAGAAATATAATCTTTATGCTAAACTTAATGTTCCATTTATCATAAAGAACGCTAGTTTTAAAGGATCCAGTTATGATGTTTTAAAACAGATTGCTGAAGAAGCAGAACTTGGCTTTGCTTCAAATATAGATAGTACTAATGACAATATGACTTGGATAAATTGTGGAATAGACTATGTTCGCGAACATATACCCGAAATTGTACAACGATCATATATAAGTGACAATACATTTGCTTGGGCGTATATTGATTTTTGGTATAATTTAAATTATATAGATATTGAAAAACAATTAAAAGAAAGTACAGACGGTGCTAAGACCGTTGATCCAAATGCTTCTGTAACAGGTAAAGATAATATGATACCTCTTTTATTGTCAAATCATCCTAATTATAGAGCCACTAATCTTTATATAGAAAAATTTAATTTATTAAACAACTCAACTGAAATAAATCAAAAACTTGGATACAAACCACATATTTATTATTATTCTACAATAGAAAGAGTAATAACAGATGTGTTATTGGATACAATATCTACAAAAGGAGATAATAGTGATAAAATAGTTTTGAAAGGTCAACCCGATAATAATAATTTCGCTTTAGATCAACAAAAAAATTATTTTCTTGGAAAAGTAGATACTAGTAATGCACACGAGAACTATTTATACGCAGAACAACTAAATCTTCACAATATGGAGTTTTTACAGAATATAAGTATGACTGTAATATTAAAAAACATTAACTTTCAATTATATAGATTTCAACCAATAAAAATTGAATTATATAAATTAAGAGAGTTGGATTCTAGTTTAAATCCCGTATCTCCTGCGGATGTAAGTGATGCTAAAGATGTTGATAAATATAAATTAAATGAGAGACTCAGTGGAGATTGGCTTATAGTTGGAATAAATTATACACACGTTAAGAAAGGATTATCTCCAGCGAGATTAGTTCAAGAAGTAACTTTAGTGAGAAGAGATTTGAGCGCTGCAAAAATAGCAAAAAATGATAATACAGTAAATGGCTGAAGATATTAATATAATGACAGTTCCTAAATATGTGCCTAAAGCTCCTAATCAAAGAGAAGGAACTGGATATAACAGTGATACGCGACAATCTATCGAACCAAGTTTTATTGATGTTCAAACAACAGTAGATCTTGATTCTGATGCTTTTAAATATGGTTATGGGTATAAAAGTGGTCCTTCGATGGAAACTATGCAAACCGATCCATTGTTCTTTTTCCAAGATCCTTTGTTTCCTACATATGATGTTATATTAGACACCACAAGATCTCCTTTATTTATAGTGAATTCTGGCGATACATATAACAATAGTCTCGCAAAATTCTTATCTGATTATTCAGACATATATTCAATGAGATCCCGTATTAAAATACACGAACAGTTCTTAAAAACTTTATATAATTTATTTAACACAGAATTTAATCAAATAGAAAGGAATAAATCATATTATATAAATAGCATATCGGGATTAGATAATTTGACAGCAAGAATTGTAGATTTTGAAAAACAAAAAATAACAATTAATCTTAATGAAGATATATCAATGGTAGCTACGTATTTAGCTCAATTATATAATAATTTATCTTATTCTTACAAAGATCAAAAATTAATGATACCTTATAATCTTCTAAGATTTAACATGTACATTAAAGTGCATGATGTTAGAAATATGCCATTTTATATTCCTAACGCTGATAGTGGAACAACAACATCATTTGATAAATCTTATGTTATTTATGTCCTTAGAGATTGCTCTTTTGATTTTAAGAAATCTAAGAATTTTGAAGATAGTATTACTGCTGGTGGTTTTGATGCTGGAGCTCCAACAAAAACATCCAGCATTTCATTTGATGTTGTATATAAATCTATTGAAATTGAATCTGAATTTCCACTTATTATGGATTTGTGGGATGTTGGAAGCAGTGCCCTTAAACTTAATAATAAAGATTCTTCTCTTACTTTCGGACAAAGTGAAGATAATAAACCAACAGCTTTAGAGTACAATATCGTATTTATGAATAATTACAAAACTCCACAAAGCTTTGCTGATGAATTAACTCAAAGTTCTACGTTTAATAACGATCAAGACTCATCAATAGCTAGAAATAGAACGCTATTGAATAGTACTTCTGGAAGTACTGCTGAGGCTCAACGAAATTATAAATTTGGAGTCGTTTCTTCTGACACTAATAGTTCAACTAGAGAAGGTGACATTAAAGAAGTGGATAGAAAATACGAACCAACATCAAATATTACTTTTGAAGATATGAATAATCATCGAGTAGATTCTTTAAATGATTGGCGTTTATACGACCCAGCGGTTTTCGATGGCGAGTGGAATACTGGTTTTGGTCAATCTGGTCCAGAAGTTCAAGCCTTAAAAACTAGTTTTATGAATGAAGTGGCGTTGTACGAATTCTTATTTAGTCTTCCGCAAAATATATTAACAAAATTCTTTGGTGGAATGCATGGATTGAATCCTCTAATTCCAATTTATGTACCCGATGAACCTTCTAATATTCCTCCAATGGAAGAAATATATGTTTATTCTGGTGAAACAAATGACCTTCACAAATCACCCGCTGGAGATACAGTAGATACAGAAACAAAAACAAAAAGACAACCACTCGACGCTTTTATGCAATTCGATTTAAAACCATCTAAACATATATCTGGTAGTATAGATACACATTTCGATCCGAGAAAATATCTTGACGGTGAATTTATACCATTTGCGTTAAGACCCAGACAACCAATCGACGCTTTTATACCATTTGCGTTAAGACCCAGACAACCACTCGACGCTTTTATACCATTTGCTTTAAGACCTCCACAGAAGTTGTCTGGAAAACTCGAATTTGTCATAAAACCAAAAGATCAGTTGGATGCTCGTATAGATACTACACCGCGTCCTTATAAACCTGTGTTGGGCGTTATAGATACTACTATAAAACCAAAAGAACCTTTAGATATTGTATTGGATATGACACCTCGAGAACGTGAGTTAGAGCTTGGAAGACTATATGAAAACACATACGGTCAAAGAGAAATAGATCTTGGTTTATTATATTCTGCTGTAAAAAAAGAGCATCTTTTGCCTTTATTATATTTATATTCCAAAACAGATAAATTTAATAATCTGACCGATTATAAGGTTTACAACAACGCTGAGTCAGAAATAAAACCATTGGATGCTAGAATTGATCAACAGACAAGACAAATAAATCCATTACAAATAATTTACAAATATGACAATAATATAGATATGGAGAAAACTCTTGGCAATCTGTTGTTATATAATAATGAGATTACAAAATTGAAAAATCTGGAGATCATAGATCTATATGGAAAAGTTGAAGCTAAAAACGAACTCACAGAAAAATATCTTTATGAAAATGAAAGAGCTGAAGTGAAGAGTTTAGATGATCAACATATTCAAATGCAAAGAAAGAAACAGTCGCAAACAGATCTTGGAAGCATTGATACTAGTGTTGAATACATTTTAAAACCAAAACTCGGTTATATTTATACTTTAGAAGATACAGAAAAGAAACTTTTAGAGCCTGTAAAACTATATCAACCTCCAAAGAAATCTTCGATAGAGCTTGATCTTGGTGAGATATATGAAAAATTCAAATATAGAGGAAACATATTTGATCAGAAGATAAAACCGGAAGAAATTAAAGATGAAGAAAGAACAAATGTACTAGAACACGATAGAATAGAAGTGGCTCCATTTAAGAGGAACAAAAATATTCTCAATCCAACTGAAGAAGAAAGAAAAAAAGAAGCCTCGAAAGACTTGGAAGAAAGAAAGAGAAAGGATGAAGAATACAAAGGTCTTCACGGAGATAAACTAGAGCATGGAAAAATTATAGAACAATCATTTGAAAGACGAAATATAACAGAAGAAGATAAAGGCGATGAAAGAGAAAAAAGTTTTTTAGATGGGCAAAAACTAGACACTCGTGAGGATATGAGCACAAGAGAAAAGAATGGATTAGATCATGAAAGACTTAGATAAACTATGGTTCGGTTTAGTGGAAGACAATAAAGATCCTGATAGACTAGGAAGAATAAAAGCAAGAGTTCAAAGTGTATTTGATAACATACCAATCGAGGACATACCGTGGGCCACGCCTATAAAAACTTTGAGCGCAAGATCGTATGAAGCTCCAGCTATTGGCAAAATTGTGTCCGTTTTCTTTCCAAACGATAATCTTTATGAGCCTTACTATATGTACGCGGATCATTATAATGTAAATCTTGGAAAGAAATTATCTGATTTGAGTGATGATGAATATGCCAATTTTGTAGCTGTATTATTTGATCACAGAACAAAAGTATATGCGGATGATAGTGCCCTTACTATGGATTATCTATATAATAAGATAACTATAACTAATGATAATATAAACTTAGAGTTAAAAGATAATAATAGAAAAGTAAATATAGGTTGTAAGACCGCTTCTCAACAAGCTGTTTTAGGAAATCACTGGTTTGATTGGTTTGATAAATTTGTTGCGTGTCTTATAAAACCAAACTCATTAATAGGAAATTTGAATTCTCCTGTTCTAAAAACCGAGCTCGAACAACTTTTGACCGAATATCAATTAAAAAGAGAGACTTTTGTTTCAGATCACGTTTACATAGTAGATGACAACAAAGTAGATAAATTAGAAATGAAATATAACAGCCCGATTATGGATGACGGTGTTAAAATAAATAGTAATCCTATTGCTGGAAATAATTTTGGAGATGTAAATACTCAGAATTTATCACAAAATATAAAAGATCAAAAAGATCAACAACTAGAAACTCTTATGGAAGCTGCCCCCAGTGATCTTAAAAATCAAGAAGATGTAAAAGATTTAAGTGAGGAGCAAGCCTCTGGTGATAAATCTGGAGATACTAGTCTTCAAAATGTTTATTCAGAAGTTGTTAATAATCAAGAAAATGAAATAACCAAAGAAGAATATGACACTAAAAGATCTAAGGAATTAGAAACTCTTATAGTTTATGAAGATGTGGATGAGCAACAAGACGCTGATGATCTGATATATGATTTGGAAATAAGTGGTCAAGTTACAGAAGACGTCATAACAGATTATGAAGACAGTAATATGGTTTTTCTAGCTCCAGATAATAGTAAATATATTGATAAAACTGAGCCAAAAACAACAACGCCAGATGAGCAATATACACCAGCATCAACTTCTGACTGCAAGGATATAACTTCTACAAATATAAATAAATTTATGAAATTGTCAAATAAATTCTATCTAAAAGATTTATTGGCAAATTCTACATCAGAAGCTCAAAACTTTATATACAACGGCGGTTCAAAAACACAGAATGGTTTGACGAGAGTTCAAATTGTATGTAATCTTAAAAACTTATGTGTTAATTGTTTGGATGCTATTAAAACTAAATATCCACAAATGTACATATCAAGCTCTTTTAGAACAAACGGATCGCTTGCCAGATCTAGTAATTCATCACAACATAATTTAGGTCAAGCAGTTGATTTTCAAATTAAAGGATTGAAACATAAAGAATATTATGATGTTGCTACTTATATAAAAGATTACATTAAAAATTATGATCAATTGTTATTAGAATATAGAACAAGCGGAAGACATCCTTGGATCCACATATCATATACAAACGGAAAAGATAGTAGTTACAAAAGAAATAGAAAAATGAACATCACAATGTTAAATGATAAATCTTACAAAAGACCAGGAGATCGTGGGTTTACAAATTTGGCTGGGCAGGACGGAAAAGATCCAAATACTGTTACTTAATCTAAATCCCAATCTTCTTCACCATAAGGATCTTCTGGAGACGTAACTCTCATAGGTTCTCTAACATACAAAACTAAATTATCATTGACTGGAAATCCGCTGTGTAGTACTCCGTGTTTGTCTCCCAAATCAATAAACACCGTTGGACAATCTGAATAATATCCACTATCTTTTGAATAAACCGAGTTTAGCATTAAATATTCACTATCTCTAACATTATATAATTCCTGTGGATCGCTAAACCAAATTTTTAATAAAACATAACTTCCAATATATTTAGAGAGTTCGTCTTCAATCAATTTGTGTTTATTTATATGTAGTTTATATTTATCATATAATTCATCTAATCTAACTATTTTTATAACTTTATCTAATTTAGCACCTTCATTCATTTCCCACTCTTCTTCTCCATAAGGATCTACATCTTGATATTTTAATCTTAGTTTCTCTAATTCATCTTTTCTCTTTCTTTCAAATTCTGAATCAACTAAAGTTAAAAGATCAAATCTTATATAATATGAACAATTAGTCGGATCATATATGCAACCGGAAAAGTCTTTCTGCCCGCTATGTAAACCATTATGAAATCTATTAGGAAATTTAACCAGCGCTGATCTTGGTTCAATGTCGATTATTTTTCCTATTTCGCCTTTAAATGTAATTTGACTTTGTTCGCCTTTGCAAATAACATAGTCACCAATTTGAAATGGGTGTGTTTTATTAGACACATCTTTTTTGTAGAATTTAGAATCGTATTCTTCTTTAATATATTCAGAATATTTTTTAATCATCTTCTTCTAATATTTTCTTTTTCTATAATCTTTTGCCATTTCCAATGAAGATCTAACCAAAATTTTTGTCCTTGCGGGCTAGCGTCCCAATTAAATGGTCCTGAAATATAATTCATTGGATCTTGATTATCAAAAGTATCGGGATAATTTACACGAGTAATATCGAGAGCTTTATTTTCACTATTCTTTATGTATTCTTCGAGACAATCATGTTTTATTAAAAATTCTCTAAGTCTACGATTGGATATAAAATCGTCCGGCTCTTCTTCAATTTCCATTCCTTCATCTTCGTCAAAATCGATAGACTCTTTTAAATATTCAGAATATTTTTTAATCATAAAACTATATATTAAAAACTCTTACTGAAATTTTGAATAAATATAGAAAAACAACACTAAACAATGGCCGTTAAAAATCAATTATGGTGGAGAAAATATAGACCAAAGAACTTGGGCACCATTATACTTCTCCCAAGAATTAAAAAAGTTATAGAAAATGGAATTCAACAAGACATGATATTTCATGGACATCCCGGAACAGGAAAATCCACATTAATAGAAATATTGTTAAAAGATAAAAATTCCTTGAAGATCAACGCTTCAATGGAAAATGGAATTGATACTCTAAGAGATAAGATAACAGATTTCTGTGAATCAATGCCCAGCCCTTTTGTCAAGACTGACGACAAAATGAAATATGTTTATCTGGAAGAATTTGACAGAACCAC